GGAGGTGGTGGTGGTGGTGGTGGTGGTGGTGATTTGTATCAGGACGGTACGATGGATGTGCTATATGCTGATGGGGGTACGGACATTTTGACGCAGGATTGAGGCCATGAAGCGTGTTTTGCTGGTGGTGGTGGGAGTTGTTGGTGTGATGAGTTCGCCGGTGTGGGCGGCGCCGCAGCAGTTCCGGGATTGGATTACGAGCCTGACGACTGGCACGGCGGACGGGACGATGTATGTGTTGGAGGGGACGACCTCGCGGAAGATGGCGCAGGATGATGCGAACACGCCGAGTACGCTGGTGCGTCGCGATGCGTCTGGGAACTTCGCGGCGGGGACGATCACGGCGTCTTTGACGGGGACGGCGAGTGGAAATATTGCGGATGGTGGTACGCCGACGGACAACGCGATTGTGCGTTGGGATGGGACATCGGGCACGTCGGTTCAGAATTCGGATGTGACGATTGCGGACCTTGCTGCCGGGTCGGTGACGGTGGGGACGACGCCTGGGACTGAATTGAGCATCAACGTGACGGAACCTGCGGCCACGACGGGGCCGTCGGTGGCGGGCGATCCTATGTTTTTGACGGCGGGTGATGCGGTAGCGAGCACCGACACTGCGGGCGCTGCGGCGGGTGGTGATGTGACGATTGCGGGGGGTGTTGCGGCGCGTTTGACGAGCGGCAACGCCAATGGTGGTGACATCATCCTCGATGGTGGCGCTGGTATTGGTACGGGGACGGCGGGGCAGGTGCTGCTCAACGATGCTGGGACATCGGCGGCGCCGGCGATCGCCTTTGCGGCCAGCACGGGGACGGGAATTTACGATGGTGCTGGTGGCAACATGCGGTTTGCGTCGGCGGGGTCGCAGAAAATGCTCATCTCCACATCGAGCATCACGGCTGTCGCGCCGTTGAATGGGAATTCGGCGGGATCGGAGATATCCGGGTTTGCGTTCAACACGACGGTGGTCACGACGACGGCTACGACCAGTGGTTCGACGGCGATGGACATGTACACGAACACTGGTGACACGGACGGCGCGACGATCACGCTGATGGACAATCCTACGCAAGGTATATGCTACATGTTCGGCGTGGACGCGGCGCAGACGCTGACCGTTGTACCGAGTACTGGAGAAACCTTGTACGAAGACGGCGATCAATGCGCTGTCAGCTTAACCTCGTCGACCGTCGGATCGGCGATCAAGATTTGCGCGATGACGGGCGGTAGTGGGGCCAAGTGGGTCACGATCGGCGGAGCGTCGGTTTGGGCGTGCAACGACACATGAGCAACATGAGCAAGCGCGCGCACACCGATGCGATCCAGGCCAAGCGGATCATTCGCCGTCTTCAGAACGAGGTTCTGCGCGGTTACGACAAGCGCGCCAGCCTCGAGCAATTCACGCGCGATCTACTGGCGTCCGCTGGAGTCGATTACGATGGCCTGGAGCAGGACCGTCGTAAAGCCGTCATGAAACAGGCTATGGGTGGAATTAAGCTGTTGCAGATGAGCATGGCTCAGAGCCGGGCCGGATCGGACCTGTTGCGAAAAGTGTTGCCCGATTTGGCGCATGTCGAGGCATCTGGTGGCGGTCAATTCAATCATGTGCTGCGTATCCCTGTCCGCTCGTCGACCAGCGAGGAATGGGCGAATCAGTTGGCGCAGGACGCGATGCAACCCATGAAGCTCGTGGCGAAAACCCCTCCGCAATTGACCGTGGTGGCCGATGACGAAGCCGTCGGCGACGACTGAGAAGGTCGTCTGGGAACCGCAACCCGGACCCCAGACCGAACTGCTGAGTTGTCCCGTCAAAGATGTTCTTTACGGCGGCGCGACGGGAGGCGGAAAAACGGATGCTCTGATCGGCGACTTTGCGGCGCACGATGCTGACTATCCATCGTTGGCGCGAGGAATCTTGTTCCGGCGTACCTACCCGGAACTCGACGAAATCATCCAGCGCAGTCGTGAAATATACGGTCAGATGGGATGGCGCTACAAGGAGAAGGAACGTACATGGTATTCGCCATCGGGCGGTATTTTGAGACTGCGATTCTTCGACAAGGACGACGATTGGCGTAAGTATTGGGGACACAGCTACTCGTGGCAGGGCTTCGATGAGTTGGGCAATTGGCCGAACACGGCGCCGCTCGACAAGCTATATGCGCGCCTGCGATCGGCGGCCGGCGTACCAACGCACCGGCGCAGCACCGCCAACCCCGGCGGGGTCGGTCACGGTTGGGTGAAGCGACGTTACATCGACCCGGCGCCACCAAGGACACCGTTCATGGCGTTACTTGGGCGTGATCCTCGAACCGGCGAGGAACACTATATCGAGCGCTGTTTCATCCCGTCGTCGGTGTACGACAACCGCATCCTACTGCAAAACAATCCGGACTATATCGATTCGCTGTACGCCGTCGGTTCGGAGGCACTGGTCAAGGCGTGGCTGGAGGGTGATTGGGACGCGCCGGTAGGTCAGTTTTTCACGGAGTGGGACGAGAATGTACACGTCATCATGGAGCGCGAGCTGCCGAAGCACTGGTTGCGGTTTCGCGCATTCGATTGGGGTTCTAAGACACCGTTTTGCGTGCTTTGGATCGCGGTGAGCGACGGAACGATCGCGGAGTATCCCCGGGGCGCTCTGATCGTCTACAGGGAGTGGTACGGCGCGAGGGGGCACGACAACGTTGGGATCGAACTGACTGGCGAGGAGGTTGGTCGAGGCATTGCGGCGAGGGAGGCTGGCGAGACCATCGCGTACGGTGTCGCCGACACCCAGATTTTCCGCAAGGACGGCGGTCCGTCGATTGCCGAGCAGATGCAGTCGGCGCGCGTTTTCTGGAACGCGGCCGACAAGGAACGCATCACGGGCTGGATGCACGTGCGCTGGCGGCTTAAAGGCCACGGCTACGGCACGCCTCAATGGCGGCCGATGCTCTACATCATGGGATGCTGCTCCAACCTGATACGTACGATGCCACAGATGCAGCACGACGACCAGCGACCAGAGGATGTCGTCAAGGGGACGATGATCGAGGATCACGCCCCCGAGACCCTGCGTTACGGTTGCATGTCGAGGCCATGGGTGGTCGCCAAGCTCAAGGTCGTCGAGGCACGTACGCCGACGCTGAATGATATTCTGGCGTCACAACGGCCGAAGCAACAGGAACGTCTCCGTGGCTATTGAATCGAGCTACCCGAAGAATACGCACGCGCCAGGTGTCGATTCGGTCAATGTCGGCGCATGGCTGTCGAAGATCGACCAGTCCGAGCGGAAGATGCAGCGCTGGCGGAAGAATGCGCAGAGCATCGTCGAGCGCTATCGCGGGAAGGATGAGGATGACATGGCGCGCGGATTCCAAATGCGCACGGCCGGCGGCAACCCTGTCATCAATCTTCACTGGTCGAACGTGCAAGTGCTGTTGGCCACGGCCTACGCGCGCACGCCTAAGCCCGAAGTCGCTCGCCGCCAGCGCACGGATGCTGATGCGGCTGGCCAGACGATGGCGGAGCATGTCCAAAAGCTGCTGGAGTTCAGCGTCGATCAGTACGACTTCGATTCGATGATGGAGGACACGCTCATCGATTTCTGGAATGCGGCGCTGGGCCAGGTGCGGGTACGGTACAAGCCCTACTTCAGGCCCGTGATGAGACCAGCGTTCGATCCGGCGTCCGGCGCGCCCATACTGGACGCTGAGACCGGTGGTCAAGCGCAGGAGCCGGCTTTCGAGCGCGTGCCTCTAATCAGCGTCGATGACATCGCGGACGGCTCGCTCAAGATCAAGTTCCAGGACCCGGACGGCAACATCGTCGATAGCGAAGACGTGCGTCTTGATCCAGATGGCGCCTACATGGACGGGGCTGCGATCGAGGAAAAAGCGTATGAAGAAGTCGTGGCCGAGTATGTTCCGTGGGATTGCTTCGGTTGGGACACTGGCGCGCGCACGTGGTCGCAAGTTACGTTCGCTTGGATCAAGCATCCGATGACGAAGGATGACGTTGCGCGACAGTTCGGCAAGGCCATCGCCAATTCAATTCCTTATCAGTCGGTCAATCCAGGCGATCCGAGCGCGCCTACCGATCATGAGCAGGTCGTCGAGCGCACCGACGTGTACGAGGTTTTCGACAAGCAGCGCCGTCGCTGCTTTTCGATCGTCAGAGGGTACCCAAGGGCACTGGCTGTGCACGATGACCCGTATCGGCTCGAAGGGTTCTTTCCGTTCCCGAAACCGCTCTGGGGCACGATCACGAGCGACAAACTCATTCCAGTGCCGTTCTTCCAGATCGTGCAGGACCTGTATTACGAGCTTGACGAAATCCAGCGCCGTATCATGCGCCTGACCGCTATGGTGAAGGTCCGTGGCGCGTTCGACGCACAGCGCCATGCAACATTGTCCGACATCTTGACGAAGGATGATGGTTATCTCGCGCCACTCGACCAGTGGACCGATCAGATGCAGAAGGAAGGCGTCAACGGTGCAATCGGATTGATCGACCTGGGCCCCATTATGGCGGCGCTGCAACAGCTCGGGATCCAGCGCGAATCGACGATTCAGAAAATCTACGAAGTCACGGGGTTGTCTGACATTTTGCGCGGCGCGACCCGCGCGAGCGAATCGGCTGCGGCCCAGAAAATCAAGCAGGAATACGTCAGTGCGCGGATCAACCGCGAAGTTCGGAAGATCGCCCGTTTCGTGCGTGACGTGCTGCGGATCATGGCCGAGTTCATCGTCGAGCACTTCGATAAGACAACGGCAGAGGCCATCTGCAATGCCGTGATCTCCGACGAAGAATGGTCCGGACTACGCAACGACATCACTCGCAACTACAAGATCGACGTTCAGACCGACACGATGATGCTTGGAGATGAAGAAGCGGAGACGGAGCGGCGCGAAAAAGCGGTCAACTCGATGGCCACCTTCCTGCAAGCCTTCGTGCCGGCCGCTCAGGCCGGGTTGCTCGGGCCAGAGACCGTCAGGGCCATCATGCACTACATCGCGAGTGCTTCGAGCAAGGGGCGTGACCTCGAGAAGTTCATCGCGACCATGCAGTTCCCGACACCGGCGCCACCCGCGACGCCAGCGCCGCCGACAGACCAGATGCCAACGTGATCCTAGTACCGATCACGCGCGATTCGTTTCCAGTGGTCGTCGAGGCCGCCGAAGCGGACGGACATCGGTTGTTCGCCCCGAATCTAGCGATGCTCAAAGATGGTGTTGTCGTCGGCGCGACGAACACCGGCCCCTATGTGGATTGGTGGCTGAGGACCGACCAGCCAGCGCGGGTCAGTCACACGGCCATCCAGGTTCTGGACAGCCTCCAGGCGGCCCAAGGCTGGAGCCGGTACCGGATATTGTGCAGCCAAGGCTCGCCATACTATCCTCTGCTGGAGCGCGCCGGTTTCGTGCGGGCCGGCGAGATGACGCTGTTTGAGCGTAGCCTCGACGGAGGCCAGAATGTGCGGCGGTGATGCGCCAGAAGCTCCAGACCCGATCAATCCGGCGATTCCGATCGCGATCGAATCGTTGTTCGCCAGTCGCGGCCAGCGCAACCCCTATGGCCGCACGTACCTGTCAAGCGGTGGCAATGAAATGTCGCAGGAGCAAATCAGTCGAATCCTTGCGGCCGCCTTGTCCGGTGATCCCAATCAACCCAACCTTGCGGCCCTGGCCCCATTGCTGGCGGCCGAAGTCGTCACCGAGGAATCGCCCGAAGTTCGTGGGCTGCGGGAGCAGGATCAGGCTCAAAACTTCTGGCGACGCCAGCTCGCCGATCCGTACCTGCGCCAATTCGGTATGCCGTTTCGCAACCTCCCCGGCGCCGAGGGGACAGAAGGGGGTGGTCCAGGCGGATACATGATGGCCGACGGCGAACGACCATCGGGAGTGCCCGAACTGGCGCAGCTCGGAGCGGGTAGGCGCCAGTTCGGTTTCCCGGAGCTGCCGGCACTGGTGCCGCTCAATCCGGACTTGTTCCGCGGTTACTTTTCGAGGCGCCGTCCCAACGAGTGGAGGTACGGCTAATGCCAAGCGGCGTCGGCTCGCAGATGTATAGTGGGACTACGGTCCGTTACACGCCGCGCAACGCGGCTGAAGTCGACCAATATCGTCGCTTCATCGGCGGCGTGAGTGGGCAAGCGGCCAATGAAGGTCAGCAGGTCGGACAGCAGCAACCGCCACCGCAGCCTCAACCGCCAGTCGGCGGCGGCGGCGGCGCCGGCGGCTGGAATCAGCTTCCGGGCCAGCGGGTCGATCCGCGCAGCTTCTCCGAGATACCGAACATCGGCGGCAGCGAGGAAGCTCGGCGTCGGATCGAAGACGCGATGATGGCGCGCGCCCGGGCTCAGCTCGATCCTGTGTTTGAAGACCAGCAACGCAGGTTGGAGCAGCAGCTCGCCAACCGAGGACTTGCGCCCGGATCGGAAGCCTACGAAACCGAACTCAACCGTTTTATGGACGCGCGCAATCGCGCCTACGAGCAGGCCCAGCAAGGCGCAGTGCTGGCCGGGTCCCAGGAAGCGCAGCGGTTGTTCGGCCAGCAATTGGCGTACGATCAGCTGGCCAGCGCCGAACGTATTGCTGCGTTGCAGCGCGACGCCGCAAGCGGCAACGTGCAGGCTCAAATCCAGATGCGGCAAATGGAGCTAGAATATGGCATGTCGGCCAACGAGCTCGAAGCCGCCTTCCGCCAGCAGGCGTTCGACGCAATGCAGCGGCAGCAGCAGTTCGAAAACCAGTTTCGGTTGATGAGCTATGGCGATCAGGCTGCGCTTACCGATCGCCAGCAGTTTTTCAACGAGCTGCAATTCCTGCTCGGAGGCAGCGGCTATCCTCAGATCATGGGCGGCGGTTTCGGCGTGCCCAACGTCGGTCAGGCGTTCGGTAACTTCATTCAGGGGCAGGGTTTGCAGTACCAGGGCGGGTTGGCCAACTACCAGAACCAGCAACAGCAAACGCAGAACTGGTTGGCCTTGGCCGGCCTGCTGCTGTCGAGCCGCGACGCCAAACACGACATCGGCGAGCCGCGCAGCAATCTTGCCGACGCGATCGAACAGATCGACGTGAAGCGCTGGCGCTTCAACGGCGACGACACGCAGTTCTATGGACCGATCGCCGAGGACACGCCGGCGGTGTTTCAGGGCCCTGATGGCAAGAGTGTGAATCTCGTCAACGTGATTGCCGGGCTCGTCGAGCATGCGCAGCGGCAGCGGCCACAGCGCCAACGCAAGCCATGAGGAACAGACCATGTGCAGACCGAGTTCAGTTAGTGGAGTGACACCGACCATGGGCACGGCTACGCCGGTCCCAGGTCAGCCTGGTTCTTCCACCATACCAAGTAACGTGACGCCGACCATGGGCACGGCTACGCCGGTCCCAGGTCAGCCTGGTTCTTTCATCACAACCGGTGGGCGAGGGCCGCGACCACAAGTGCCGATCCAGCAGCCGCCAGCGCCGTATAACCCGCAGGGCGCTGGAGGAGCGATGCTTGGGCCGCCGCAATTTGCGCCGCTTGACCCAGCGTTGCATCCGATTCTGACGGCGATGACCGGCGGTGGCGGCATGGGCGGTCCGCCGACGCAGCCGCCAGCGCCGCTTGATAAGCCAAATCCGACGGATGCGAAGCCGATCCCGAAACCGATCCGGCCACCGAATCCGATGGTCGATCCTGTCGACGCGATCGAGTTCGGCCAGAGGCCAGGCCAGCTGCCGCCAGGCTATCGGCCGCCGTGGTTGCGCGAATGGAGTCCGCGGGGCTGATCCGTGCCAAGGTCGCAGCCAGATCGTGCCAGTGAGCGCAGTCGTGGTGACTGGAGCTTACGGAACACTCAGCTTGGTCGACTAGCGACGGGCAATTTACGTGAGTTCGGACGCAACATTCCGATCGTGCGGCTCGTATCATGGCTTGCTGCACTTTCCCGAGGGCGCCCCGGTTTCGAGCGGCCAGAACCGACAAGCTGGTACGCGCCGTCGGCGCCGGGGTTGCCGTCGGACATTTTGCAATCGATCGCGCCAATGCAATCACCGTGGTCCGACTCATCAGCTCCGGCGGGTGACGACGTGATCGGCAGCGGGGACTTCGAGGGTTTAGATCTCCCGCCTGTTCCGGCGTCGGATCGCCGACGCGATCGCGTCGTCTACATCGACCCAGGGTTGCTCCCGGCTGCCGGCGTGTTGTCTATGCCGGCCGCGGTCGGCACGAGTTACCAGGGCGGCGGCATGGGTCGCATGGACGCGATCAGCAGCGTTTGGAGGCCATCCACCAGCAACTTCGATATCCGTTCTAGGCTGATCCAACCACGCTGAATGCCACGCCTGTTCACCAATCCGTTCAGCACGCCGGTGACGGAAGATGATATCTACCGTCGGCAGCAACAGGCGCAGATGCTGATGCAGTTCGGTAGCCAGCCAGGCGGCGGTTTGCCAGCCGGGCTCGCCACCCTCTTGGGTGGCATCCAGAGCACGCAGGCCATGCGTGGTTACGAGCGCCTGAAGTCAGAGGCCGAGGCCGAGCGGCGCGCACTCAATGAGGCTATCGGGGCGTTGCTTGCCGGCGGCGACATAAAAGGTGCCGCACTGAAGATGGCCGGATCGCGCGATCCGCAAATGGCGGCGACCGGCCTCAATTTTCTGATGGAAGCGGCCAAGCCGAAGCCGATCGATATTGCTGAGCACATTTGGGAGGATGCGACGCCGGAGTCGCGTAGTGCCTATCTCAAGAGCCGAGACATTGGTGATCTTGTAATCAAGGGCGAGCCGATCAATGAGATTGATGCTGCGAAAGTCGATATGTACAGGGCGAGAGCGGCTGAGGCATTGGCGAGAGCGGCGGCGGCGAATCGTCCGTCGGCACCAACAGACACCGACCGCAAAATCGATGAGCTGGTTCGTCGTGGAGCCACGGATGAAGAGATAAAACGCATGCTGCTCGGCCCAGCGCCGCAGCAGTCGGCTCTGGAAAGAGAGCGCGAGCGACTACAGGCACGCCGCGAGTACGATGCGCCAATCAAGTTGGCTGCTGTGAGGTCGGCGGAGGATGCGCTGGAGCAGCTCGCCCAACTGAATCGCGCCGGAGTCGGTGGTGAAATCTCCGGGACGCTCGCTAAAGTTGTGCCTGGCGGCACTGCACTAAATCGGTACGCCAAGGCGTTCAACAATGCTGTCGCTGTGCTAAACGAGGAAATTCTGCGGCTGACTCGCATCCCAGGGATCGGCCATCAGTCGAACTTGGAGACGATCAAGGCAGAAATTGCGTCTATCCAGTACGATGCTCCCGAGCCTGTGACCGCCCACAACATCGATCGCATCCGCAAGAAACTCGCTGCGTTGAGGTGGGCGTTCGAGAATCCAGATATCGTAGGCAAGTCTTTCGAAGACGTAAAGACTATAGATGGCAAGATTGCCGAAGAAGTCAAGACGATCGATGGCAAGACCTACGTCAAGATTGGCAGTAATTGGTACCAGGAATGAAGCTCGTCACGGACCCCGATGTGCTGGCGGTTCTCAATCGCAAGCCTGTCACGGACCCACATCTCCTAGCCGCGCTGAACTCTGGAACGGTCGGTGCATCACGCGTCACGGACGCCGAGCCCGAACCGCCATACAGCCCGGCGGAAGGCACTGATTGGTCAGAGGCGGCTCGCGTCGGCATTGTCAAAGGCATGCTCGATTTCCTGCACGGTGGTCGACAGCTCGCGCAGCGTGTCGGCGAAACCGTGCAGTCACTCGGCCCGTCACAGGTGATCCGAGCATTCGGCGGTCCCGACACAGCGGCGATGCAACGCAAGCTGCGGGAGGCGCAGGACGCCGACTACGCTGAGACCTTGCGCTTGTACGCACCGATGCAGCAGGAACATCCGGTCGCGACGACGCTTGGTGAGATCGCACCGACCATGGTGACGCCAGCCTCGGCGGCACGCACTCTGGCGGCACGCGCTGGCATGAACGCTGTCATCAGCGGCGCAACCGAAGCGCTCAAGTGGCAACCGAGCGAGAAGCAACGGCAGTCGCAGGCCACACTTGCCGCTGGTGTCGGCGCCGGCGTCACGACATTGTTCGGCGCGCTCGGTAAGACGATCAACGCGTTTCGTCGCGTCTATGCTGACAGCAAGACCGCAAAGCTGGCGCAGGAACTCGAAGCCGCCGGCATCCCTGCTGCCTATGCCGACGTGGCACCGGCCACGGCCGCCGGAAACTTCATCCGACGGATAGACGAGTATCTGAGCCACGTCCCGTTTTTCGGCACTGGGAGTCGCAAGCAGGCCCAGGTTGATGCGGTTGCGGCCAAGCTCAATTCCCTGAAAGCCAAGCTGCTGGCGCTACTCGGCGGCCAGTCACCAGAATCAGCTATCGATCAGGCGGTGAACGATGCGGCCGATGCGGCTCGGGCAAAGTCAGGCATGCTGTTCGATGCTGCGCGCCAAGAGTTCGGCGATCAGTGGGTGATGCCTGAAGCTCTGGCCAAAAGCCTGGAGTACGCACGGAACCGATTAAAAACGATGGCCAAAGACGTGGCCAATCAGCCCGAGAACGTAGCGAAACGAAAGTTCCTGGACTCGATCGACGCAGCCGTGCCGCGCACGTTTCAAGGCTTGCGTGATCTTCGAGACTTGCTCGGGAACAAGATCGAGGCGAGCTACAAGGGGTCGCCGGAATCGCCAACGTTCATGACCAGGCTCTACACAGAAATCAAGAGTGCTGTTGAGTCCGACATCGATGCGTTGGCGACTAAGGTCGGTGGCAAGGCGCGCACTGCTTATGCCGAAGCCAAGAAATTCCACATCGACAACGTGGTGCCGTTGCGCGAACGAGGGCTACTGCGCGACATCGACCAGGGGCGCATCCAGCCGGATGCGATCATGGGACGACTCCTGAACGAAAACAGGTGGTCCGAAGCCAAGCGCATTTATAACGCCGTCGGCCCCAACGGTAGAGCCGCGATCGATTACGCGCTAGTCGAGCGCGCCCTGCAGAAGGCCGAGCGTCTTGTTCATGGCAACGTCGTTTACGACCCCAAGGTCTTCGCTTCGGTCGTCGGTCGATATGCGAAGCTGATGGGTAACGCGATGCAGCCAGCAACGCGCAATGAAGTCAAAGGCGCGGCTAATCTGATGCGCCACATGGAGGGGCTGAGTCAACGCGTGAACCGGCCGCAGACTGGCTATGCAGCGGCCGAAAGCGCGCGCGCGGTTGGCACAGGGGCCGCTGTCGCGCTCAGCGCCCTCTACGACCCGACCATGCTGGTAGCTGGCGGCTCGTTGACGACTACGTTTCGCGCGCTGTTCGGCAGCGACGCCGGTAAGCGCTACCTGTTGGCTGCGAGCGAACTGAAGCCGAGTGATCCCAACATGGCGCGCCTGTGGCAGTCTGCGCAGCGGTTTGGGCTGCGCATGTCCCAAGGGCTCGCGACCGGAAACATGCCGGATGACGACTGATGCCGGAGTACGAATATCGATGTGCAGCATGCGGCGCCGAGTTCGAGCGGTATCGCTCCATGGCCGAATACGCCGAGCCGACTCGCTGCGATTGCGGCGCAATGGCTGCGCGCGCGATCATCACGCCGCCACATGTGGACCGAGCGTTTCTCGGCAGTACCAACATGCCAGGGTATAAATGCATCGTGACTGACGAGTACGTCACAAGCAAGAAAAAACGCCGCGAAATCCTGGCCCGCACGGGACTGGAAGAAGCCGCGCCGTTGTCCTACAAATTGAGAGCGCCATGATCGACGAAATTGATTCCGTCGCCGCCACCGAGCCCTCCAACACGAGCGCCACAGCAACCTCGCCGTCATCCCCTGCGGCGTCCGTTGCTCCCGAAGCCGGTGGCGGCGGCGACCTTTCGAACCTCACCGGACGCGACCTGACGGAAGCTGTGGTCAACCTCGCTTTCGATCAGGCCGAAGGCAAGGTTGGGAAGGCATCGCCATTGCAGGGCCTGAAATCACCTGATGTCTGGCCGCAGGAGTACCGCGATTTTTTCGACCAACTGACCGACCCTGCAACGCAGCAGTGGATTCTTGATCGGTGGGGAGAAATCACTGGCCAGATGAAGCCGTTGGAGGAGTATCGGCAGCGGGCCGAGGAGTATTACGGGCAAGTCAACCAGACATTCGAAGCCCTGAACCAGACGTGGGGTCCGGTTGCGCAGGCCCTATCGTTATCGCGTGGTCTACAGGTTCAACCGCACGAAGCGCAGCAGCTTGCTGCGCGCTACTTTGGATGGTATCTTTCGGACCCAAAGGGCTTCATCGAAGCCTTCGCCAAGCATGCCGGCGTGACTGTGCAGCCGCAGTCACACGCCGAACCCTCCGGCGATGGTGACGTGGACCCGGCCATAGCTGGCCTCCGCGAGCAAGTCGCGCAGACACAGCGGGCAATCGAAGCGCAACGCCAAGCGCTGCTAGCGTTGCAGCAGGGCGTCGCTCATTCGGCGCAGGTGCAGCAACAGCAAGCTCGGCACCATGAAGCGGCAAAGGCACTACATGCGTTTGCCACCGAGCGGGACGAAAAGGGCAACCTGTTGCGACAGCACATCAGTAATGCCGATGTCGTGAAGACGATGGCGGCACTGATGAGCCAGTACCCGAACGAGTACGACTTGACTAAGGCGTACGAGTTCGCGGTCAGGCTAGTTCCGCCACCAGCTCCGACAATGAATGAGCGTGCCCGCGCAGCAAAGCTCGCATCCTCCGGCGTCAGCAGCGGCGCGAACCTCAAGGTTGACCCCACGGCCGGGGAATCCTTGCGGCAGACCATCACGCGCCTAGTCGAAGCCCAATTAAACGGAGAATGAAGCATGGCAACTATCAACATCGGTGAAATCGTCGCCACATGTCTTAGGCATCGCAACAAGGAGCTGGCCGACAACATTACCGAGCACAGCCCGCTTCTCAAGATGCTACAGCAGAAGGGTAATGTCCGGATTTGCGACGGCGGCCGTGATATTGTCGAAGAAGTACTCTACTCCGAGGTCTCGAACGGCAAGTGGTACAGCGGCAGTGAGACGCTCGACACCACGCCGAACGACATCATCGACGCCGCAACGTTCGACTGGAAACAGTGGGCTTGCACGGTCGGAATCAACGGCCTGGAGGAGATCAAAAACAGCGGCAAGGAACGCATCATCAATCTGATCGAGGCTCGCATCAAGTGCGCCAAGATCACGGCCAACAACGAATTGGCTAGTGTGGTGTTCTCCGACGGAACGACCGCGAATCAGATTGGCGGTCTGAAGTACCTCGTGGCCGACGATCCTACCTCCGCGAGTACCGTCGGTGGCATCCCACAGGCTACCTACGCGTTTTGGCAAAACAAGGTCGAAGTTGGCGCAGCCGCAGCCGCCACAATCCAGGGTGACATGACTAACCTCTGGTACAAGACCATCCGAAACAACGAGAAGACCGACCTCATCGTAGGCGACCTGACCTATGTGTCGGCGTTCGAGGCGTCTTTGCAGACGATCCAGCGGCTGACCGACCCGCGCATGGCTAAGCTGGGCTTCGAGAACATCATGTACAAATCGGCACCTGTGGTGTACGACGAGCATGCGCCAAGTGGCGTTGTCACTGCGGCGAATGCGCGCATGTACTTCCTGAATACAGATTACATCTACTTGCGGCCGCACAAGGACCGCAACATCGTCCCGCTGGATGACCGAGCGTCTTTCAACCAGGACGCGTACATCGTACCCGTGGTGTTTGCTGGAAACCTGACGTGCAGCAACCGCGCTCGCCAGGGCGTGCTCAAGCCGAGCTGATGAGGGAGAAACAGACATGCCGAACACAAACTACCCTGTCTCGCCGGTTCATGGCGCTAACTTCACTGAGTCCACGACAGACCAGAGGTTTGCACTAGGCCAGGTTCTAGAAGGCGCGAACAACAGCCAGTGGACTTACGTAAAGTCTGGCGAGGCGATCACGCAGTACATGGCGGTCGCTATCGATGAGGAATTTGTGGCAAGGAAGCTGACGAAGGCCCTGGCCGATAGTCGTCAGACAATCGGCTTCGCGCAGTTCGCCTTCTCCGCGTCGAACACCTACGGGTGGGTCCCGACCAAAGCCAGCGGCAATATCAGTGTTCTGGTCAAGGCATCGTGTGCTGCCGATACGAGATTGCAGACGACATCTTCCGCTGGCGTGCTCGATGACACGACGACAGCGACACAGACCTACATCGATGGTGTGGTGGTTGTCGTCGCGGCCACATCATCGGGCACGCAGGCGGAAGAATGTATCGCCACGTGGCCGAAGACCACGCTCTGAGCAATACCCCTATCCTGCTGCGCGCGCGCATTCCACGCGAGCAGGTTGAAAGAAACCTGGACGGCAGCCTAGCGCGCGGGCTGCCGAGCGCTTTCAATTTGTCTCCTGGGCGCTACGCTGCCGTATGCGGCGGCGGCCCATCGTTGGCGCTGTACCATGGCGAGCGACCGTGCGTCGCGCTCAACGGTGCCGTACAGCGCGTGGCGGCGGACTACGCCATCACATTCGATCCTTCGCCGCAGAACGCCGCATGGTATGCCGATGCGCTACCGACGACGAAGTACCTTGTCGGCTCTAGGGCTGACCCGTCCGTATTTGATGCGCTGCGCAACCGCCATGTCAGCATATGGCATGTCAACGATACGCCCGAGGCCGAGCGTGGGTTGTTGCCGATGGTCGGCTTCGGCTCCAGCGTAGGCATTCGCAGTATTTGCCTACTTTACGCGCTTGGCGTACGTTGGTTCGACATCTACGGCATGGATTCGTGCGTGGTTGACGGATCGCATCACGCCTACCCGCAGGCATGGAACGACACCGACGACGTATTGACGTGGACGATCGATGGCCGTGAGTTCCAAGGTAGTCCGTGGCACATGCAGCAAGTTCACGACTTCGACCGCATGCTAACGATGATGCCCGATGCGCGCTTCCGCAGCCACGGCGATGGTGCAATCACGTGGCTACTGCAACGACTTCGGGACAAGGGGATAGCGTCCTGTGACGACGTGGCGCCCGGTGTTGAGACGGAGGCTCTGGCGGGCGTAGACTCATGAGAAGCAGCAAAGGAGGTATATGATGATTTCAGATCCGAAGTACGGCTTCGCCGAAGCCAACAGTCCCAGGCGGCAACTGGTCAGGTTCATGATCCAGCCTAAGCCGGTGTACGAGAAGACGGTAGTCAAGACCGACGCCAAGAATGAGACATGCATCATGTCAGCGATCGACGTGAAGCGCCCAAAGGGCTTCGTCGATACGATCTACATCCAGGTCGTCAACAGCTTGAACGACGTAATCTGTATGGAGGCGACCGAGGAGCACTTCGCGAAGTTCAAGGATGCGTGGGAGGAGTTCCAACTGACGCCAGCATACCGCCAGTACATCGCGCAGGCAGAGGACCCGAATGCCATCTACACGCCGCTTGAGTCGATCACGTTGTCGCCGAGCATGATAAAATTGCTGACGATGGCCGGTATTCGCAGCGTTGAGGACCTGGAGCAGGCCAGCGACGAGAAGTTGGTTGGCATCAAAGGAGCGGTACTACTGCGCAATCAGGTCAGGCTCAAGCGCCAGCACGAAAATTCTAAATCGCATACTACCTCCGCCGCCGTGACGGTGTGAGCCATGTCGTTGCTCACCATCGTACAGGACGCCGCCGATCTCATCGGCATTGCGCGTCCATCCGAGGTCACATCAAGTTTAGATGTGACGGCGCGCCAGCTATGGGCGTGGGCCAGGTTCGTTTTGTCGGACTTGGCTGATGCACATCCTTGGCAGCAGCTCGTTGTCGAGGGGACGATCAGTTTAGTGGCCGGTACGCAGGCATACAACCTGCCATCGGACTTCGGGCGCATGGTGCCTGATACGCTGTGGGATAGGACGCAGCATCGCCAACAGCAAATTCCGACGACTCCTCAGGAGTGGGCTTACCTAAAGGGTGAGTCACTCGTCACGAGCATGAATCGACGATTGCGCATATACGGCAACCAGTTCGTTTTTTTCGATACGATCACTGCCGCCGACGCATCGAACTCTATCAAGTACGAGTACATCACAAGCAATCTGGCCCTGAACGGCAGTACACCAACGACTAACCTTACTGATGATAGCTACACGGCACGGCTGCCGGAGAAGCTCGTGACGCTCGGCATCGTCTACAAGTATCGGGTTGCGAAGGCTCTTGCGTCGCAGGACGCGTACGACAATTTCATCAGGACTTGCGACATCCAGAAGGGATTCAACACCGCCTCGGGATCACTGAACATGGCGCCGTACTCCGCGTCGTTTCTAAGCGTGAGCGTTCCTGATCGCAGCTATGGCTGATGAAGGATTGATCCGGATCGTGGCCGATCCCGCAGGTATGCGATGGGACGTTCCAGACTACGGCCATGTGCACAATCCGTGCAAGCTCCTGGTGAACGCTACCTACAATGAAGGCGCGTACGTACCGCGCCCGATGATAATCACAGAACTGAACAGTTCGACCTACACTGCCACTGCCAATTGGGTCCACCGTTACGTAGCTGGCGCTGTCGATCAACTGTTGCTCGTCACGAGTAGCGGCAGGGTCGAAGTCTACGACGGCACCACGCTTACTCAGATCTTCAATCTCAGCATGTCGGTCACTGAATCAGTAGCGTTCAATTTCAACTCCAAGGTCGGGTACACGCTCTATCCTTCAGGCGCTCCTCGTGAGTGGGACAACTCGACGAGTCAGGCTATCCCTCTCACAAGACCAGCGACAGGTGATTGGGCATCGCTAGCTGACACGGACATCGCCGGCGGCCATCCGTTCAAGGGGCGCGTCTTCTACTGGTCTCCGAAGACAAACGAGTTGATCTATACGGCACTTGGTGCTATCGGCGGAACGCTGGTGCGCTTTCCGACCGAAACCGTCTCGCAGACTGGCGGCGGCGTGAAACTGTGCACGTCGTTGACGATGGATGGCGGCAACGGCCCTGATGACCTGTTCGTTATCATACTAACGACCGGTGAATGCCTCATCTACCAAGGCGACGACCCTGGCGACGCCAAAGCATGGGAAATCGTCGGCCGTTTCAACCTTCCGGTGCCGATCAACGCGAATTGCGTCGTCCGTATTGGTGGCGACGTACTCATGCTGACGAATAAAGGACTGATCCCTTTACAGCAGTACATCAAGGGTCAGTTGGGCCAAATCACTCAGCCATGGTTACGTCAAATCAATCCTTACATCGAACGATTTTTCTCTTGGAGTATTATAATAACTAGCATCAACGCACGACTCAGGTATTCTGATGGCGAGAATAAACTTTTTGTGCATATGCGCGGGTCAGCAAATGGCATCACTCTAGTGTTCGACGTTAGGAATGGGACGTGGGCTGTCTGGGCGGTCGGCCCATATATCAACGATGGAGTTGGCGAATCTCGTTACTTCCTAGTAGCCACCTTATCCACCGTCTCGATGCTCGACTCGAATCAGATAGGAAATGTTACCTACCTATCTGTAAATCATACAACCACTAGGATCGCAGAGGTTACATTTAGACATAGTCCAGGAGTTGATTTCGACGGGTTACCTGTGCAGTGTATTTGGGAGACCACATACAATGTCTTTCCGTCTGGGCAGAAATGTAACCATGCTCGGTTAGTAGCCTTCAACTTCGACAAAGTTGGCACAGTTCTAAACAATTGGTCGTTTTTGAAGCAGAGCGACGCCGAATACTTAATGGTGCAGCAGCGTTACGGTACTGGGATACCGGTTTCAGATTTTGACCGGCAGTGGTTTGCAATTGCCGGACAGGACTACTCCTCCAAGTTTCAAGTGCGCTGGATGATAACTCAAGGAGCGGTCGGAGGGACGCCTTACGGTGCGGAAGGCGTGCAGGTATTCGCGATCGAAGTCACGGCCGATCCCAATGTCATCGGCCCATAGGCATCATGACCTACATCAAGCGCAACAACGAAGCCACGGTACGACGGCAGATCAGCGATGCGCTAACGAGCCTCGAAACGACCGTCGCTGACCACGAAACCAGAATTACCGCGCTGGAAGGGTCCGGTGGCGGCGGTGGCGCAGATGTAAAGCAGGTCGAACAGGACCTCGGGCTGAAGGCCGTTTGGCGGGGAAGATTCACGATCGTCGATGCAGCGATCTCGCCTACATCGCATGTCGCAATCTGGCAGGCACCAGGCCCGTACACTGGCAAGGGCACGCTCGCAGACGAGGCTGAGATGGACCCCATATGGTGCGTGGCCTACCCTGGCTCTGGGAGCGCAACCGTCTATTGGCGCACGCTGCTGGGCGCGATGCCTACACCGCAACTGATGGACGCTGGTCGCGCGAACACGACCAACGCTACGGTATCGCAATCGATGCCGTATCAGAACTACACGATGACTGTACGAGGTAGAGTCAAGGGCAACTTCAAGTTCAACTATCTGATTGGGTGATTTATGGCGGTCATTGAGGGCGGAACATCGGGGTCGTTGGCTGAGACCGGGGTCGCTAGCGCGAAGGGGCTCCACTGTATCCTGAAGCCTCAGGACCACGGCTCGCTCGGTCATTACGCATACTCGGCCACCACGGGCACGATGGCTGCGGGGTTGGCCGCGAACAGCGACATCCTCCAGTTCAGGTGGGGCGACGCAACGCGCTTCTGCATAATTACAGAAGTCGTGTTGCAGGGGATGTACCAGTTGACCGGCTTCACGACTGGCGCCGCATTGTTCCGGTTAGCGATCGCGCGAAGTTTCACCGCGTCCGGATCGGGTGGGACGGCTGCGACGCTGACCGGCGACAACCAGAATCTGCGCACCAACATGGGTGCGTCACTGGTTACAGACCTTCGGATTTCGTCCACGGCTGCGCTTGGCGCCGGGACCAAGACCTACGACTCGCAAGACATCGGAACCTATCCGAAGATGATTACCGCAGCGGCAAACACGCAAGTGTTCGACGAGTACAAGCTATTCCGCGCCGATATTGCTTCCGGCGAGCATCCGATCGTGCTGGCGCAAAACGAGGGCATCGGCATCCGAGCGACAGTCCCGGCGACTGGAACTTGGGTGATTGGGATTAGGCTGAAGTGGGCTGAGCTGACGGCATTCTAGCCGGATTGTTCGGTTTAGGGCTGCGCGTTCCGACCAGCACGACGATTAGACCAGGCGCTAGATTTCGGATCAGGATGCGGCGTCCTTGCGCGGCCGCGCGCGCACGTAGGTTACTGCGCCAACGGCAGATGTTCGGCGCGAGACTGCGCGGGACGCAGAAGCCGTGGCCGAGCGGTAGCGTCAGCCACGGCCAGTAGCAG